AATCGTGGATCATTGTTTGGATTCTGCTCAGCCAGTGTCACCTGATCAATTACAGGTGCGACCACGCCTTGAGCTACGGGGGCTGTCGCGCCAGATGTAACAGTGATGTTGTTACCATCGTCATCCGTGGCTGTAACTGTGCAAGTCAGCGTGGAGCCAACATCAGCAGTCACAGGCGTATAGCCCGCTTGAGTCGCACCAGCAATGTCAACTCCAGCTTTTGCCCACTGATATGCAAAAACGTAAGGAGGCGTGCCGCCGTTTGCCACTGCTGTTGCAGTGATCTCGCTTTCTGAAATAGGTGTATAGGTTGATAAAACAACAGCTAAAGCTAAGGGCGAGCCGATTGAATCTTTTAAGTCAAGCCCAGTGATCGTGTAGGTCTGGTCAGAACGATTGACCAGCATCAAGTCACTATCTTCGAGCTTTGCCATGAGGTCAGCCTGTGGAACGGTTTGGGTTGAATCGGAACGGTTGACCAGAAACAGGTCGGTGGGTTGTAGGTCTGCCATCAGGTCAAAGCGGGAATGGAAGACCAGGAACCGGTCGGTACGAAGTCAGCGAGACTTAATTGATTAGCCAGTTGATTCCACACACCTCCGTGCGCGAAGAACATCGCTCCATCAGCGTGCGAATGAGCCACGCCACCATGGACATCAGGCGATGCGGCGTCGGGGAATGCCGCTTGATTAGCGAAGTAGACCGGATTTACAACACCAGGCTGGATTGCCGAGTCAGCAAGTAAGCCCTGCGCTGCAGTCGCAGCACCAACATCACTGGCCGTCAAGACAACAGTGCCTGTCTCTCCGTTGACGCTGTCAACCGCACCGCCTGGAGCTGCTGTTGGTAGCCACTGACCTCCCGCTGCGTTCCAGTAGAGGTATTGACCGTCGCTTACTCCAGTGGTGTCAACATCGTTGAGATCACCGATGCTGCTGCCGCTGATGTCAGCCGGTGGTGCTGCGCTGTTGACCCACTTGTCTGTTGCCCACGTCAGGATGTCGCCGTTGTTGACGGTGCTCAGCGTGACATCATTGATGTCGCCTACATCTAAAACAACCGTCCCAGCCTTTCCGTTGACCGATTGAACTGGTGCGCCGGCTGCATCAATGAAGTTCTCGTTGTTGTTCAGCTCGCTAATGTCATCGCCAGGCTGGAGCGCCGTGTCAGCTTTACCGCCCTGAACATCAGTTGCTGCTCCAACATCAGATGCTGTCAGCACAACATCGCCAATTTTGGTATTGACCGAAGTGACGGGTGAGGCCGGCACCTCGGCCAAAGTGATGAAGCCTGAGTCGTTATTCAACTCAGAAATGTCATCACCAGGTGCCAGTGCACCCACATCTTCAGCATCGAGAACTACGACGCCGCTTTGACCGTTGACGCTGTCAACACTTGACCCAGTCGAAGCTGCTAGCTCTACCCAGGTTAAACCGTTCCAGTATTTGAGGCTGCTCGTGTTTTCGTCGTACCAGAGGTCCCCTTCAGTTGGTGAATCAGGAGGATTCGGACCAGGCGTTACTCCGCTGCCTGGCTGAATCTTGATGATGTTGTCTGCGTTGTCCTTGAACAACAGCATTGGAGAGTCTGAGTTCGCTCCGACGCAGACCTCTCCAATTTGAATGTCTGCAGCGTTTGGCGTCTTGTCCTTGACGACAGACGACTTGAGCTTGATGACCTGTGGCATTGCTGTTCAGCAGAAACCCCACCTGTGCAGGTGGTGTCCTCATTTTAATGAGCTAAATCAGAATGAGCCTCCATCGACCACCCCGACGTTGACCCACTGGGTAGTAGCTGCGTTGTAACTCAGCAGCTGATCCTGAACTGCTCCGGTGATGTCTACGTCCAGCAGATCGTTGAGCACTGATGCACCGCCGCCGCCGCCACCAGCGGAGTTGTCGATTCGCACCCAACCATCAGTTTCATTGATACACAAGCACCAGTCACCAGGATCAAAATCAGTTCCAGGTAAAACACCGATTGAGTCACCGGCAACGCTGATCAGCAGGTAGAGGCCACCAAGTGCGTTTGTTGCGGCTGGTACTGCTTCGCCAACTGTTAGCCCTGCTGTTGTGCCTGCCTGTGTGACACCTGTCACCAAGCCGGTGCTGGCATCCACCAGACCGCCCCAGCGCAGGTTTTCGTTTGACAGTCGACCGAAGCCGACCGGCATGAACGAGTTGCCGTTCCACATGCGCAGCTGCGCTGTCGACTCCTGATACCAAAGGACTCCGATGTAGTCCTCACCAGAAATGACAGGCTGGGCTTCCTGGATGTAGCTAATCGAGTAATCAGCTAACTGCTTTCTTGTGACGCTGTCTTCAGCTAAACGGTTAAAGCCAAACTCACCGGATGTGATCTGATCCGCTGAAAGGTTTGGAATGTCTGAGGCTTCCAGTGGAGAGCCTGAACTGACAAGACCTTTGCTGGTGACAACGACTTTGTTGAACGTCCCAGCAGAGATGTCGTTGTCAATTGTCAGTTCGCCTGCGCCGTCAACGCGCATGGCGTCTCCGGGCATGACCGCACCTACAGCACTACTTGTGGCTTTGGGCAGGTCGGTGGACTCGATTGGGCTGCCGCCTTGAACTAAGCCGTTGCTGTCCCAAGTCGCAAGGCTGCGGCTTGACTGTGCTGTGACGGTGTTGTCAATGCTGATCAGACCTGACGCATTGACTGTCAAACCTCCGCCGTTGACGATGATTGCGCCAAGCGTGGATGAAGAACTAGGTGGCAGGTCAGCGCCAATGATCTGACGCTGTGAAACCACACCAGCTCCGCCAGTTGGTCCCGCTAAAAACTGCCGCGCTCCAGTCGTGTTGCGATGAGATGACGCGAGTGTGACTGTGCCGTCGCCGTTGTCGGTGACGCTGATCTCGATCAGTCCGTTGGTAACACTGATGCCATTGATCGACTCGGGGGCTTTGATGCCACGCCACGCTGAGCCGTCCCAAATGAACAGCTTGCCGTCGGTCGTCGATAAACCGACCTGACCAGTGCGTTGACCGCCAGGCAGTGAGCCGCTGGTGACAATGCCGCTGCTGTTGTTCGCCAGCTTGATTGCTGTAACTGAGCCGTCCTTCAGCTCTGACGTTCCAACGCTGTTGCTTGGGATGCTGGAGCTGCCTGCAATCTTGTCGGCAGGGATTGAACCATTGCTGATCAGGACAATGCCTGATTCGATCAAGTCCTTAGGTGATATTCGCTTGGTTTGCGCTGCGCTGTCGTCGCTGATTGCAAGTGCATCAGCTGCATTGAGCGCACCGGTTAGCGGCGTAAGCTCAGAAATCTTCTTGTCTGCCACGCCGTCAAAAGCAGTTTTCTGCTTTGATTTTAGACGCTGCTTTCAAGCTCCAAACTTCCCACCTGGCTTTCAAGCAGAATCTCGCTGTCGTCTTCTTGCAGTAGGTATCCAGGTGGCTGGCCCTGCTTCATTTCGATTTGCCCTGTGGTGATGAATTGGATCGTTGACTGGATGATCTCGCCAGGGGCAAAGTTCATGCCCACGCTGGTGCAAATGCAGTCGGCTTCGTACCAGACCCAATCAGCGCCCTTCCTGAAAATCGTGAATGTGCCTCTAAACCTGCTGCCTTCTCGAAAACGAATAACTAGCTGAGAAAAATAATTAGCCAATTCAGCATCAAAGGGAAAGTCATCAGTGCAGGCGTTGTACTTGTAGTCCCAGATTGCAGTGATAGTGCCTTGACCACTGACCATGCCTTGGTCATAGAACTGTCGATACTCCTCACCAAGGATGCTGGTGTCTACTGTTTCGCGTTGCGCTGTGATCTCCCACGCTCTTATCTGAGCTAGGTAATTATTTTTTACGTTGACGACATCAACAGTGATGTCTTGATCCGATCCAGGGGTGGTCAGATCGATTGCTTTGTCTGGGCCGCCGTTTACTGCGTCTTCGTAGTTGTTGTAAAGCCTGATGCCACCAACAAGGTCGACATGAACCCAGCGGGTGACGCTGATGTCGTTCATGCCCGCAACTAGCTGCAAATTGCTGCCATCAGTTCGGGTGAACTCAACCTGATCGCCAGTGATTAGAGGGCTTGGGCGCGTTCCAGCAAAGGTCGGATCGAAGTCGAGACTGAAACGCTTCTCAGTCGTATTTACATCTGCAGCTTGCAGTTGCACACTGACTGGTTCGCCTTCTCTGCGGATCTCAACAGCACCGCAATCACCTAAATAGACGCTCATAGAGACAGCCCCTTGGGTGCGCCGTTGACTTGGAAAGCAACCTCGGCCGACAGCACCTCACCAACTGCCATGTTCATGCTGGCGCTGGTGAGTAGCACTTCCATCTCCACGTCTTTGACCGTCGTGCCCTCGACCACCTGCAGCTTCAAAGTCGTGTTCTCTGACTGCGCTGCTTTGCCTGGATCGGACCCAGATCGGGTCTTGATCAGCTTGCGAATGAGTGTTGACGCGCTGTTGGTGCTGCCATCGTCGTAGTAATACAGCCGAGCACTGCCGGTCATCGAGCGGATGCCGTTGATGAATGTCTGATCCGTATCCTCGAGGCTGGTGGTAGCCAGCGGCGACATTGAGCTGCTGAAACTCCAGCTCGTCACCTTTGCAGCAGTCGTGCCATCAATCAGCAATCTGCCGTTTTGGCCTGAATAGAAGTTGCTCATACCAGCACCGCCACTAGCTTCACAGACACGCTACTCACACCTGGATAAACGCTTGTCACTGCAGGTGGTTCGGCCCATCTCCATTGCGTGTCGGATACGCCGGGAATAGCCCCAGCCAGTGATGAAGACATCCCCGTTGTCGCTCCAGCAGGCAGATCAAAGGTGAGGTAAGTGCCCTTCTGGCTTTCAAAGTGATCTAGGAAATTCTTGGCTAGATCATCAGCAATGTTGTTGTACTGGAGCTGCATTTCCACGCCAGTACGTTTGCTGCCCAGCAAGATGCGCGTCTCAAAGCCATCCATCATCTGGCTTGTCTTGACTGGGTAGTTGCCGTAGCTAAACGAACGGCTGGTAGGAGTTGTAGTTGGGTATGTCATTACTCGGCGTAAGTAAAACGAATGCTGCCGTCTGTGTACGGCTCATCCAGCGTGTCTAAAGCGATGATGCTCCTTCCGGTATCTGTGCCGGTGGGGAAGTGTGATGCCGTCACGTTCACCAACCCGTCCTCACCTAAGTCTAATTGCTCCACCAAATAGGTATTTTGCGCTTCACGCGGAACCAAAGTGGTGAACAGCGTTCCAAACAATGCCGGGTCAGTCACGCAGTTATTCAAAATATCGATTGTGATTAGGCGAACTGCATCGGAGCCGGGCACATAAGCGGTGACTTCATGCGGGCCATCAGCAAGTTCCAAAGCTGACAAGACCTGCCCCGTCTCAGGAGAGATTGCACCAATAGTGAATGGCGTGTCGGGTGTGTCTGTCGTGATCACCTTGATGTAGTCACCGGGTGCCAACGACAAACCGAGGGGTGATGTCTGGAATGTGATCGCGTGGTCGATGCGCCGCCGAACGCTCAGCAAGTAGCGGCCAATCATCTTGGCCTGCTCCTTGTCGCTGCAGAAGTTGCTGATGTCAAAGACTGTTTGCGGCAGTTG